CTTGTAGGTGCAGCTTTGACATCAGTTAATCCCATTTCAGACGACTGGGGTTCAATCTCTGCGCGTTCTGCTTCGCGTAGGCGTCGAGCCTTTCGTTCTTCGCGAATTTCTTGTATTGTAGGCCAATGCAAAGACAAGTCTTTGATAACGGCGTACGATATGTAAAACACTAGAGTTCCCAGTAAAGTCCACAATTTGATGTCAAGATTTTCTGGTGCGTCATCCGACGCGTGGGGCCTTACTTTGTCCCACACTGTTGTCCAAGCACTCCTTGGATGAGCTCGGTTTGGACCCGAGAACCTATAATCAAAACTCGAAAAAGGCAAAAATAATAAACGCATAAAAATGCAACGTAAAGTAGTACATTACTATACAAATGAACGTTAGCAAAAGGAAGCCACAATATGTACATTGGGTAACCAAACCTAAGCTAAATATTTCTCCTTCCAGGCAACGACACGCTCATCAAATGTCGCCTGGACTGATGGAAGAGGTAATTGTACACGCTCACAGACTGCCATCATTTTTTGTCTGCGGTCATTATATACATCGCGCCCGTGCGCGAACCATTCATGCATTGCTCCATCAATGCACGACATGGCAACTTCTATGTCTGAAGCAGTCTTTGATTTCAAATTGGAGTGGAGAGATTTGAAAATACTCATCTCATCCAACGCGCCAATACTGACACCAATTTCTGGTATAAATACACTATTCCTCTTCAGGAAATCGGCGTCCTCATCAAGCATAAAATCCCTTTCATCATCGGATTTATCGGGTAATGTTATCTTCATACCATGCTTAGCAAGGAACTCTTTAAAAGACACAAAGTTAAATTTGTGATATCCGTCCAATACGCTTCCTTTAAAATCATCCCCATACGTAAGCGCAGCTACACAAGTCCTAAAATCATCTTCGTCGGGATATTGTTCGAAGAATCCCATACGTACATATAATGAACCAGCAACGCCATTGACGTTCACTGTTAGATTATTACCTGAAGTGTTCATATTATATGCCATGATCAAAGTGCCATTGTAGTCAATCAAGGGATGAACAATATCTGCAATTGCATTTCCCATAATAAGCAGATCTTCCTCTGAGTAGTTTCCAACCTCTGCAATTTCAATGAAACTGGACCAAACTGCTCGAGTTACCTGAGAATTCATTCGTACATCATACTTCGAATAATCCCAAGCAATAACCTTACCATCACTGGAATATTTCAGCACATGCGACATCATCGCATCCCACTGGGGGGAGAAAGCATTAATACCTACAGCACTCTCCGACAACAACGGATTTATAGACAAAATTCGTGCAATAGGTAAGAAATACTTACGAATCAAAATACTGAGAGCAACAGCACCAGCCTGAAAAACGCGAACTTTTTCAGAATCGGTTTTGGTTGGCTCATCCTTCAATGTAGCTGTCGCAACAGGATATGCTCTCTCACCTCTCTTCCACGCTTGTTCGATTCGCTCTATTTCAGACACAATATCAGGGTGTGGTATACGGTCTACCAACCTACCCTTTTCGTCATGAACATCTGTGAACCACCTAGA